AATCTTTTGTGGAATGGTCTCCGATTCCAGCAGGAAAGTTTTTCAGTAAATCCAATGATAACAAAGCTTTGTTCTTATCAGCTTCAGCTTCTGATTTTAACATATCAAATATTCTTTTATCTATTTTTGCCATAATTTTAATCATTTTCACCAGGTAACTCAGTATCTACTTGCATAGCATCTATATCTAATGTATCTGATTTGTATTGAAGTATTGTTGATTCACATATCTTTTTGTAAATCTGTTCTCTAACTTCTTTTCTATCATCCATCAATTCGATAAAATCTTTCGATTGAAACTTTAGTTCTTCACCAGTTTCAGTATCTATGTAAGTGTACCAAGCGCCAGCTTGTTTTACTAATTTATTGTCTTTCATTACCCGTAACCAAGAACCATAGTTATCTATACCTCTATCGAAGTAGATTTCAAAATCAGCCGCTCTTAAAGGTGGCCCCATTCGATTCTTTATTACTTGACATCTCACCTTCATACCAACAACCTTATCCAATCCATTCACTTTCATTTTGATTTGCCCCATTCCCTTCAATCTCAATCTTACAGAGGAGTGAAAAGCAAGAGCTTTACCACCCGAAGTAGTCCAAGGGTCACCAAACATTGCGTTCATTTTTTGTCTAAGTTGATTAGTAAATACTAATGAAATTTTCTGTCTACCAATCATATTGGTAATCTTTCTCATCGCCTTAGAGATTATAATAGCTTTATCAGTTGCATATCCATCTTTATTGTAATCAGCTGCTAATTCATTTTTAGTTGAAGCTGCTGCTACTGAATCTACTACTATAGTAACTAATTTATCCCTATCGGTTTGTCTAACCTTTTCAATGATAGTTTCACAATAATCAAAGATTTGTTCAACAGAATCCGCTGATACATAAAGAAGTTTAGAAACATCAACACCGATAGCTTCTAAAAATTCTCTACTTACTGCGGTTTCAGTATCAATTAATACAGCTACACCACCTTGCTTTTGTGTTTCAGCAAGACAGTGAGCAGATACTAATGATTTACCACTCTGTTCTAAACCTGTAATCTCTGTAATTCTACCAACAGGCAATCCACCATATGGGCGATTAGAAATTGCAACATCTAACATAGCACATCCAGTCGAAATCCAACCCTCAACATTTGTGGGTGCTTCATCCGAATCAAGGAAAAATGCTACTTTCTGGTCTTTAGCTTGTTTGTTAAGCTCGCCAGCTAGAATATCTGCTAGTTCTAATTCTTTTTTCTTTGCCATTTAGTTTGTAATATTAGTTGTTAAACAAATCATCAAATGCAGCTGCTACATCATCGGTTTTCTTTGATGGTGTAGGTTTTTTCTCATCAGCATCAAATGGTAAATCATCTACTTTATTATCTGATTTTACCTCTTTGTTTGATAATGTTTCCTCAGCTACCGAAGCTTCTCCATCTTCATTTTTTTCTGAAGTAGGATTTAGCCATCCTTCTAATACTCCTTTTAATTCATCATAAGATAATTCTGAATATAAGTCAGTAATTTCAGTTTGGGTTTCTAAAAACTTCTGAACATCTTCTGCTTTTTCAGCTAAAGGTGTTTGACTTGGTTTAACTCTAATAGTAGTAACAGGATAAGAAGTTCCTGCTTCTTCAGCGGATTGATATTGTATTGTAATATCTCTACCACTTTTTGGGTCTGTAATATCACCATAATCTGGGTCAGCTATGTAACCTAAGATTTCTTGATATACAGTTTTACCAAATCCCCAAAATTTGATTCCTTCTCCTTCTTGTCCTCTCACTAAAATAGGAACGAAAGTTCTTAATTTCGGCTCCATCTGCTTAGCAGCTTTCCAATCTTCCTTATCACCCATTCTTTTCAATCTATCAGCGAACTCAACGATTGGGTCAGGTCTACCAAATGATTGTGGTGAGAGATAAGTTTTATTGTTAATGTTGTAGTGAAAATACAATTCGATGAAAGGATTATCTTTTTCGAATTTGTAGGGAACGATTCTGACTTGATGTTTACCAGGTGTTGGTTTCCATAGATTGTCAGATTTCTTTTGTGTGTTTTGTAGTTTGTTCAGTCTACCTCTGATTGCGTCAATATTAATTGCCATAATTTTACTCCTTTTAAGTGTTAATAATTAAGTTTTATAGTTTATTTTGAGATGCGTTTCTTACATCCGGTGTATATATAAATATAACAAACTTCTAAAAACCACCGATATTTTTAGAGTTTTTTTTAACTATTTTGCCCATTTTTTTCGGGTAACAATTTGAGAGATAATTCCATAGACTGAAAGGTCTTGGTATGTATCCTCTATTGCTTCTCCAACCTCATCAGGTTGACCTTTTACAACTAATTGTTTTAACCTTTGAATCTTATCGTTTTTTCTAAACCAAAGACCCGTAAGGGCAACGTTAATATCATCTGATGATTCTAATAATGAACCTACTGATATGTTATCAGGTCCATAATTTCTTTGTTTTTTACAAAATGTAGAATACATCTCATCTAATATTTTTTTAAATTCTTGAGTTGTTCCGGGAAATTTATCCTCACAATACTCAATTGCAGTTTGTTTTTTCATGTTTTATAACTTTATTTCTACTAATATACGAAAAATATTTCACAATTCCAAATTAAAAAGCAAAAAACTTTTCAGCCGTTTTGGTTGAAGATAAAACTTCACCCCATTTCATAGCCCCGTAAAAATCATCTAATTTCTTTAAAAGTTCTCTTTCAAAGATTTTATCATAATCAATATAGGTCTTTACTAAATCCATAATTTCTTTAGGGTCATCATACCCTTTGAATGCTACACCATCTAATCCCATTGGATTTTGTTTTAGATAAACCCATTTAACCTTATCACCATTCTTCATAGGTTCATATTTCATCTCACATTTAAAATGAGATAATAGTTGGTTAAATGCTATAGCTGCCTTTACATGAGCAGGTGTGCCTGATACAAATTGAAACATTCTAATCTGTTTTCCTTTTGGTAGGTACTTTGTTAAATTCTTTACCGATGTATTCTTTGCAATATCTACAACGTTCATTTTAGATAAATTATTTTTAAAATCGTAAATCTTATCAGTAAGTTCAGTTTCACTCTTACCTTTTAGGATATCAATAAGAACTTCACTCATAAACTTCCTAAATGCCGCTGGATAAGATGACCTAACAACATCTAAGCCCTTTACATCTAATTTATTAACCGATACACCATTATCAGATATAATCCATTGTGCGTATCGTTTTTTAGCTATCCAAATACCACTCTTTGAAACATATTCTTTTTTAATCTCAAATCGGTGTTTATCAATATTGAAAATTCTTTTTGCAAGTATATCATAAAAATCATTTAGATAATCTTGCATTTCTCCTGCTATTTCATTTACATAACCAGCGATAACATCATCAGTATTATCTCTCCAATTTTTGTTTCTACTATCAAGTAAGGGAGTAGCACTAAAAAAAACGGAATCAGTGTCAATGTATATGTTACTATCCAAATCGGGATTACCCAATTCTTTATTGTACCTGATGTTAGCCATATCAGCAGTTGATTTAATAACCGTCTGTCCTGTCGTGGTAACAGCGGTAGCATTATCAACATCATAAAACCTAAAGGCAGGAAGGCCAAGCACCCCATATAAAGAATTAAGTAGAATTTTTTGTACCAATTGACGTTTTTTATACCATTCATATTTTGCCGTATCACCACTTTTTCCATATTCTTTCATTTTATCTTTGAACTCAACTCTTTGATTGAACCAAATATCTAAGATATCAGGTATACAACCAACAGTATCAGTTCTATAAAGTACACCATTAGATGCAACTGAAAATTTTGATTTATCTAAATATTTTTTAAGATTTTCTTTTGTAATCGTATCTTCACCGATTGTATAAGTATCCTTACCACCCTTTACAAACTCATTCGCATCCCAATCATTAATCTTACCAATCTTAGTTTCTGGTGAGATATTAATACTCATAATAATAGATGGATATAGTGATGTTAAATCTAAATCATAAATCCATTCATATTTTCCAACGATAGGTGCTTTTACATATGCTCCGATAAACTTCTCCTCATTGTTATCTCTTAATGCTTGCATTCTCTCCTGTCTATCAGCAGGTTTATTTGGTGCTACAATACCTTTTCTTTTTAGATAACATAGTAATGCTCCCTCTAAATACTTTGATGAATAAACAAAATCTTCATATGGTACATGTCCTGCATGACAGATACCTCTTGCCGTATCAATGAATTGTAATTTTTTATCCATATCAACTACCAACTCAACATCCACTAAGTTATACTCAATAAACTTCTCTATATCATCTCTAAATAATTGGTCTAAGTTTCCTTGATATTCTACCTTACCTCTACCTAATTCTTTTGTTGCAATACTATCTAAACGATAGTTATCTAATTCTGAATAAGTAAAGTTTTTATAAAGTGATAAATAATCTAAATAAGATACACCAGCCATAAAGAATCTCTTACGATAAGGTGACCAGAAACATTCACCGATTGGTGATAATCTATTTGCGTTTCTTTTACCTATAACATTTTTTATTCTATTATAGAGATATGGTGTATCAAAGTAATCTATATTCCACCCAGTAACAATACTTGGATTAATATATTCATATAGTTCTAAATATTTTTCTAATAATTCTGCTTCACTTCTAAATGGTAGTACAATAGCTTTATCAGTTTTCTTATTTGATAAAACATTATCTTTATCTAAAACCAAAACATAATATTGATTGGTAGCTGAATCATGCAATGCTATAGAAGTAATTTCATTCTTAGCTTCTTGCATATCAGGTAAACCTGTCTCCATTTCTACCTCAATATCATATGTAAGAGTTATATGCCCTTCTGATGGTAAATCCGAATCAGTATATGTATCTACTAAAACTCTAGTCGTTTCTGCAACATCTGATTCAAAAAGATTAGGATTATCTTTATTGAATTTATATATTTTAGTTAACCTATCTCCATACAAAGATACAAATTCACCATTCTGTGTCTTTTCATATGCATATCTTGTATAAGGGAAAGTTCTGTAACCTAATTTATCATCCCATAAGTGTATGAGATTCTTCTGTCTTTGGTAATATACGTTTTGGTACATTAACTATTTAATTGTTTATGAAGTTCTTTAATCATTTTATCTTCGTTATTGGATAATTGTTTAGCTCTTTCGATTGAACGAAGTTCTTGTGTAAATCTAAATATATCATCATCCAACATTTTATCTAACATTTCAAAGAAATCTTTCTTTTTTGTGAAAAATAATCCATCTGGGTCTATTTCTCTATAACATAAAGAATCTTGAAATATCATTGGAGTACCATTCATCATACAATCAGTACCACTCACACTCCAACCATAATTTGTTTGTCTCATCTGAACACCTACTTTACAATTTTGTAATCTTTCGTAGTATTCATGCTTTGGAACTTTTGTATTATCAATCCAAGCTTCACTTGGTTTACCTTTAAGTTGTGGCACCCATAAAACAAAATCATCTCTTTGTTTTCTATATTCTTTCATAAGTTTTAAAAACGCAGGCCATCCTTTGTAACCAGCAGCTCTATGATTGAATACAATAACATTTCTTTTTTCGTTTGAAGGTTTTTCAACTATAAATTCTTTTGGTAATCCTAAATTCCATACTGTAAGAATATCATCTAATTTATTTACAAATTCTTCAGTAAATGTTTCTTTAGCTTCTTCTAATACTCTATTCTTTTGGTCTTGTGTATTCAGATAACATACATCTGTTACAGATACTCCTAATAATTCTATAGGTAACCACATCCACTTTGCTTTACCTGGTCTCCTATCAATTCCGTTACAAGATTTCATCTCCCACCAGTGTTGATAATTTATGATT